TACTGCTTTACTAGCAGGTAATTTTAAAAAATTAAGAATGGAAGCTGTTGCATTTGCTAAAGCAAGTGGAGCAGATCCATCTTTAACTATTGGAAGTGTAAGTGCAAGAATAAAAGAGATACAACAATTCCCTAGAACAATACTTGCTGGTAATGAAGCAATGAGTCTGCTAAAGCGTATGCAAGAAATGACTATTGTTGGATCAAAAGAATTTTTAGAAGTAAGTAAAGCTATTGGAGTTCAGTTAGGTATAAATGCAAATATACAAAGTCAGGCAGCTAGAGCAGCAAAGCCCATGCAAGCTAATCAAGTGTTTGCTACTTCAGAGCAAATTCAAGCATTAGGAGGTAAAAATAGATTAATACCGCCAAGCATGAGATTACCAGCAGCAGGTAAGTCTAGTGGTACTTTTGAAATAAAAAGCAGACCTATTGAAAAGGCTGTTAAAAATATACAAAAATCTTCAAATAAAACAGCAAATATTTTATCTCAACAAACTGCTTTTGGTGCATTACCACCGATAGGAGGTACATCAAGTCCAATAAATAAAAGATTTTCAGCAGCAAATTTAGGTTTTGGTCGTAATGCTAATGAAAAGGGATTATTTGCATTTCCAGGAGGGAGAAGTGCAAGAATTAAAGGTGGTATTGGTAGTGCCCTTATTGGTGGTGG